CTTTAAAATAGTACTGGCTTCTAATACCACCGGCACACTAAAAAGTTCATAGCTGGTATTAACCGCTAAAGTTTTAGTACTCTCAATATTAAAAGCATTATTGGTAATGCTAATAGTGGGTGTATTGGAACCTGAATTATTAGTCACTCTAAAAGATCTTAAGACAAAGGTTTCTGCAGCTCCTGCTGTTAAAAGGGTTGTCAGATCTGTTGTCGAAAGAGTCACTCCATAAAATTTATACTGGTTCGTTACTGCCATTATTCTAAAAAGAAAGCTTTAGCTTCTATCTCCTGTTTTAATTCTTCTTGAAAGGTAGAGTTTAATTTCTCTAATATAGCATCTAAATCTCTTACTAAAGAGTGAGCTATATCTGGATCATATTCTTTACTAGCTCTGGTTATAAGTTGTACTATCTTGGCCATAAACCTGCTATGCCTCCTTGTGCCATTAATTCTTTTCCACCTATTCCACCAGGTTTTCCCCGTCTCTCAGGACTTCTATCCTGAACCATTGCATCCACTACTTGGTTATAACTCATGCCCGTTCCTGGAGCAATTTGGTTATTTTGTCTCTCAGTTTCTGCTCTCATTTCATCTCTTAATTTTTTTTCTATATTTTTGCTATATGTTTTTCCTGCATGTTTTCTAGCAGTAATTTTAGAAAGTCTTTTACCTATCATATTTCTATAATTATTAGATCCAAACATAGATACCATATTATAACCTGCCATTGGACCCTGAGTAATTGTATAAGGACCTCGTCCTACATCTCCCAGCATTCCTTGTCTTTGATATGCATCTACGGATTCTCTAAAACCAGGTTGATAATTTGCAGCTCTAGGATTAAATGGATTATTCATCGCAGCTATTTTACCTATAATAGTATTATCTAATACATTTGTAATGCCTCCTCTTACGGTATCCAAAAATCCTTTTTTTTGAGGACGCGCTGGATCCATTTTTTCTTCTGCCATTTGTCTATTTCCCCATTTATCATATACAGAAGAATCATGGATTCCAGTAAACTTATCTAGATTAGCAAATTTCTCTGCAGTTGGTGTTCTGACCTCAGCCATACCAGATAGATCTGAAGTGTCTTCTGCAACACGTGGATAATTATATCTGTCCAGCATATCTTTCATTTGATTATATTTCACTGGATTAAATTCTCTTTTTCCCCAATACTCAGGGTGGTTTGAGCCTCTAAAGTTTCCTTCCCAATCATATTGCATGTCTTTAGTTTTATCGTCAGGAGTCATAGTATAATGTTCACCTGCTGTATAATCTCTATCATAAATATCTGTAATAGGATTTTTGCCTATTATTTTTTCAGGTTCTCCTGCTTGTGCAGAGCCACTAAATTCATTTTTAATAGCGTCCCATCCTTTTTGCATACGTTTAGCAAGAGGTCTAGCTGCTCCAACAAACCTATTACCTGCAGCGGAAAACATATCTTCTCTATCCAAAGCACTTAAAATACCTGCTACATTAGTATCAGCAAGACCCGGGAAAATATCATTAACTTTGCTCCATTTACCTGCATCCTCATATTTTTGAGGATTATCATAAAATTTTTTAAAAGCAGAATAAGTATCATAAGGAAGACTCATAACACCTGTTGCCGCAGGAGCAAATAATTCAATAGCCGCTGCCGCTGGTTTTCCTACATAAGGAAGTTGGCTCCAGTTTTGAGATAGTTCATCAAAATAATTTTCTGTAATATCTCTATGATATTGAGGAGTATTTTTTGCCCATTGTCCTCTTGTTGAATATTTTTCACCATGAGCTTCTGGATAAACATAAGGCATAATTTTGTCCATCATCCCACCATTAACTTTCCTCACCCGACTACCATATTTCTTACTCCAATCACGAGCAATCTCTGGCTCGTTGGCCCATAGGTATCGTCTCTGTTTCTCTGATTGAAATGGCATTATCTTCTCCCGTCCGGTTGTACGTCTACTCTAAAGGTACCCAGTTTCCAGTCTTGTTCAGTACTGGTATTAGCAATCTTTAAAGAAACGGCACGTGCTCGTGCACGGGTATCTACTTTAGTCGTACTTGAGCTAATTGTAAAGGGTCCTAATGAAGATCCCGCCTGGGAGCTATTAGGGTAATCCCTTAAATTTAATGTAATTTGAGTATCTCCTGTTTGGGAAATAAAATCTGGAATGAATCTTCTAATTTTCATTAGGAATTCTCCATCTCCTTGAAAAGTTGCTCCACCTTCTTTAGTAATCGTTATATCATAATCACCTGATTCTATATTAGAAGTAATAGCAGTAGTAGTATCTCCAACAACTTGATCGGTTCCTGTTTCCTGTTTAAAATATGTAGTTGTACCATCTGTATTTCCAACAACATCATAAGAAGTATTAGTATCAGGATCATAAGAAGTAGCATAAGGTTTATTAAAGATAGAAGAATCCATCCAAGTGGTTCTGGCGAATAAAGCACTCTCATTAGTAGTCCATATAACTCTTTCCGCACTGGAATCTAAATAGTTATAAATAACGGCTCTATCAACATTGTTAGAATTGGAAGTACAGTAAAACCATATTATTTCTCCAAACAAATTATTAATACCTGCAGAAATTAATTGATTAGAAGATTCATTAAGATCATCAAATACATAATCTTCAACTAAACATTGCATTGATTCCAGTTTACCAGCATATTTAAAGAATCCATTATTAGACATCCAATACGCCGAACCATCTACTTCAACGGCTGCATTGATTCCTATTAATCCACAGTTAGTTCCTATTTGTTCAAAAGCAAATACAAAAGGAACACCCACAAAACGCATCGTAAATAAAGAAGTATCCGTCCATACATAAAGAGCATTTCTTCCAAGTTTAGCTCCCATGATCCGTGATCCATCGGCCAGTCTTTGTGAACCGGCTGTATTGGTTGCTGTAATAGTCCAAGTATTAATATCTTCTCTATTGGACCATCTAACAAACATATCATCTTGAGTAGATGCATCACCCACTGTGGTTTCTGTGCCAAAAAATATTAAATGTCGATCGGGTGTAGATACCAACATAGAACGTGAAGCTGTTGGTGCACCACTAATAATTGTTGCTCTGGTATCTGTGGCATTGGTTAAATTTGAATTCCATTCGAAACAGGGACCATTAACAATGAGAGCAATTACGTTTTGTCCAAAACTGTCAATGACCCATAAACCTGGATCAGCAACTTTATCAGTGTTGGATGCTGCACTGCCCCAAGTTGTATAATCTGAGGTATTTGTAACAGTTGCTCCATCGGAGTGAGCTGCTCGTGTAGTGCCTTGTACATTTCTA